CAAATGCCCCACCCACGGATGGGGCGTGTGTGGGGAAAAACGTTTCACTTTGGTTTCCGTATTTTGAAAAAGAGACAGCAACCGGTGAAGTAATAAGAAGAGCACAACAAAACAGCATTATTGCCAAGCAAATATGTACGACATGTCAGAATCAAATGGAATGTCTCGCATATGGTTTACAGCATGAAGCGTGGGGTATTTGGGGTGGATATACAGAACGAGAAAGAAAATCTCTCCGTCGAAAATTTAAAATTACCCTTTCGAGGCGTGAACCAATAATAACTATTGATGGAATGAATCTAAAACAATGTCAGTAACACCATCGCCGCAAACCTCAAATTTCCTTACCCGTTTAAGCGGAGTCAGGCAAACCAATAATGGCTGGGTTGCGCGGTGCCCGTGTAGGAACGACGACAATAATCCATCGCTTTCAATTGGTCAAGGGGAAGATGGCAGAACACTACTCACCTGTCACCGGGCGATGTCTTGTAATGCTGAGCAGATTTGTCATTCTGTTGGAATGCGTATTTCTGAATTAATGCCGAATTCCGGCGAAAGCTTAAGCAAATTTTCTCCGAAGCCGCAGATGCCGGTTTCGGCAAAAAAACACACAAATGATTCCAAACCTAAATTTGTTGAATCTTACGACTATGTAGACGAATTTGGAAAATTATTATTTCAAAAAGTTAGATATATCGAATCAAACGGCAAAAAAACATTTAGACAACGCAAACCGTCAATTAATGGGGGGTGGGAATACTCCCTCGGCGACACACCAAAGGTTTTATACAATCTTCCGGCGATACTTAAGGCCAAAGAAATGGGTCACCCAATTTGGGTTGTAGAGGGAGAAAAAGATGCAAACACCCTGACCGAAATGGGTCTAGTCGCAACAACGATGCCGGGTGGGGCCGGAAAATGGCTGGACATACACACTGAAACACTTGCTGGTGCGATTGTGGAAATTGTTGCAGACAGAGACGAGATAGGAATTAAGCACGCAAAAGATGTTTTGGCAAAGCTTGTGTCAAGTGGCTGCGATGCCCAGGCTTGGGTTTGCCCCTCACACAAAGACATAACGGACCACATAGTTGGCGGTGGTCAAATTTCCGATTTGACTGTCCTTGATGATGTTTCCGTGGATACCTCAAGCGAGGAAAATAAAAAATTAGAGCTTCCGCCAGAAGATTTAGCTCTAGAAAAATTAAAAGAACTCTTAAACAGGGAAGACCTCAGCACAAAACAAAAACTTGCAAAAAGTAATCTAATTATCGCCACATCTACAATTTCTTTTGTCTTGGACTCCGGCAGGCTCGTTAGCTGGGAAAAATTTTTAAATGAATCAGAGAAAGATGCGTTCGATTGGGTGATTCCCGGCTTGATAGAACGGGGTGAGCGCGTAATTGTTGTTGCAGCAGAAGGTATTGGCAAAACAATGCTTGCACGCCAAATTGGGATATTGTGTGGGGCTGGAATACATCCATTTAGCTTTCAAAAAATTCCAAAGGTAAGAACTCTTTCTATTGACCTCGAAAACCCTGAAAGAATTATCAGGCGAACATCTCGCTCCATAGCTGCACAAGCCGTAAATCTGGCAAAAACAGACCTAGATGCATTTATATTGACCAAACCATCGGGGATGGATTTACTACACGCAAAAGATAGAGCAATTTTGGAGCAAGCAATAGATGAGGTTAAGCCTCACATGCTTATCATTGGCCCACTGTATAAAGCATTTACCGACCCCGGCGGAAGAACCTCGGAGGCAATAGCCGTAGAGGTGGCAAAATATCTTGACACGATAAGAACCATTTATAACTGCGCTCTCTGGATTGAACACCATGCCCCCCTTGGTTCAAGTAGCACAACTAGGGATTTGAGGCCATTTGGCTCCGCTGTATGGTCAAGATGGCCCGAATTCGGCATTTCTCTACAGCCGGACCCAACAGTTGTGGGAGAATATGTTTACAACATTAAGCATTTTCGTGGAGCACGAGATGAGCGTCAATGGCCGTTAAAAATAAAGCGCGGAAAACGCTTTCCTTTCGAAGTTGTTGAATGGAATAAAGTTGTTATATGAGTGACGATAAAAGAAGCACGGCCCCTATTAAAACGGCAGAATCGGTGCATGAGCGCGATACACGCATATTTAAACTTCGTCAAGCTGGAACGTCAATAGGTGAAATAGCAAGAAGATTTAGCGTGTCCACCCAGACCGTTTCGCGGTCAATCTCTAGACAGCTAGAAAAAATGAATCGAGAGGCACTGCTTGCGTACCCGGAGATATTGAGAATGGAGCTAGAAAGATTGGATAGCATGCAGCAGGCATTGTGGCCCCTAACCCAACATAGACGACAGGTGATGGATGACGGCACGGAAGTGCAGGTAGAGCCAGACATAAAAGCGGTACAGCAGGTGTTAGCGATTATGGATAGGCGCTCAAAACTGCTTGGTATGGAGCAGACAAATGTGAATGTGCAAATGGATGCTCGGGTAAGTGGGACAAACACAATCAGGGCCACCATAGCCGGGCAGCCGGGAATAGAGAAACCTGCCACTGGGTTTGATGCAGAATCGGAAGCAAAAAGATTACTTGAAGTGATGGCGACTGCCGGTGTGCTGCCTGAAAAGACTGTCAAAGAATTACTGTATCCCAGAGACGAAATTATTGATGCAGAAATTATTAACGAGGAAAACGAGAACAAAAAAGATGAACAATAATCAAAACGCTGACGAGTTATCAAACATAAGAGTGGCAATGGATAAGGTTGCCGAAACTCTTGAGCCATCCATCCCAATGTCGGTTACGGAAGACGGTGGTCCTGCAGATAAGCAAGTCCTAATTAGAACGACCGAGGCCGAAAGACAAAGATGGAAAAACGCATCTGTAAAAGAAAACGAAACACTTTCTTCATGGATTAGAAAACACTTAAATGAAAAAGCAGAAAAAACGTTGACTTGTCAGCATGAAAGAGTAAAACAATACCCGTGGGCCACAATATGCATACAGTGTCGTCAACGGTTATAAAAATTTAGAACACAACACAAAAATCTTGTTATATAAGACGAAATGGTATTATTATTTTAAATGTTTGATAACGAAAATGCGAGTAGTGCTCGCCGAAAACAGGAACCTGGCTCACTAGATGTCAAATCAAGCCTCGTAAATCGCGCTGCGTCTTATGGTGTTAGCAGGCTTATCGATAGGCCAAATATTGGCAAAAGAAGAAGAAATAGAAGGAATAGACGCGGTCTAAACATTGATTTACCCACCGGGGGTATTCCGGGAACGAGAATTCCAACCGGCTCCAGGAGAGACGTCGATTTCGACGGTTGGGCAGACGAGGGAACAACCAGACCCGTATGGGTTGGTTTCCCAAAAATCCCAAAACCGAAATCAATAAATGATAAGAAAAAATTGACTGCAATTACTCCGGTAGAAAGGCTTTCTTCTGGGATTAAAAAACCGTCATGGCCCAGAAAACCAACATATGGAGCCTTTATTGATGGGGCAGATGAAATATTTGGCGATGCCAAAACTTGGCAAGAGTTTAAAAAAATATATGATGATTTAGAAATTACATTTCTCGATTACGAAACAACTGGACTCGTATTTGATGAATTTAGAAAGCCTTCATCTAATGGAAAGCCGGTGCAAATCGGTCTTGTAAAAATGAAAGGCGGCAAAGTCATTGACCGCCTAGACCTTTTTATGAATCCAGGTGAACCACTTAGTGAGTGGTCAAAAAACAATTTAAAAGGGCCAAACGGAGAAAGACTTACCGACAAATGGCTTGCCGGTCAAATTTCGATTGCTGAAGCACATAAAAGAGTTGCGGAGTTTGTTGGGGAAAAGGGAATACTTGGCGTGCAAAACGCATCATTTGATAAAGATGTGCTCGATGATGCTCTTGACGAATCTTCAATTAGTTGGAGACCCTATGGATATCTTGACACAAAAGAAATATCTGACATGGTTCTTCCAAAGTGGACGCCAGAAAATCAAGATGGTCCATACAAGGTTGTTGATGGAAATAAAGTTCCATCAAATGGGCTTGCTGATATAACAAAGTATCTTGGCGTCGATTTGGGCGAAAAACATCACTACGCAAGCGCAGATGCAGAAGCCGCCGGGATGGTGATGGGCGCGATAATCGACGGCGCGATAAGAAACGACTGGTCAAAAGATGTTTTGGATAGGAATAAAAGAATCGAAAAACTCCAACGCGACAGGGCTGCGTTTAGGGAAAAAATAGCAAAATTTGAAAACGATAAATTTGAATTTTTGATTGATAAAACGCCGAAAGATGAAGGTCGACTTTCTATTGGC